TAATGAAGGGAGGTTGTGGAAAAGCGAAGTTGATGATGTCGGAATGTTTGTAGTTGTAGAATTACGAGACGACATCGAAAAAGCAAAAGAAGTCGCTGCCGAAATACGAAAAGGCTCGTTAAGAGGATTTAGTATTGGAGGGCAGGCATTCAAGCGAGTCAGAAAATCAGACCCAGTGCACGGCGATTATCAAGAAATCAGCAAACTGGAACTACACGAAATCACAATCTGTGAGAAAGGAATAAACCCTGAAGCAACATTCAGAATACTAAAAGAAGACAAAAATAAGGTGAAAAAAATGACAGAAGATAATGATGTAATGACGCAAATGACAGATGTTCTGTCACGTCTAGAAGGTAGACTCGACTCTATGGAGAAGGGTGAATTACCGCCAGCATTGAAAGATGCTATAGACGATAAGAAAGATGATGAGCCAAAAGAGGAAAAGGCTGATGAGAAGAAAGATGATGAAGAGGATGTTGAGAAATCACAGTACTCAGACGTTATCACATCGGAATACCTCAACTGGATGGAAGACACTCTGAAGGGTGCAGGTGTGGACACAGTTGCCGCACGAACACACTTTGATGATGTCAACAAGGCCAACCTAGGCTCAACACCCGAAGAGATGTCCTCTAATGAAGTAGGACGAACCGGACAGGTGAAGGGAAGGGCAACCTCAGATGGAAAGCCAGAAGCACCAAAGGCCAGTTTCGGCTCTGGTGGAAAGGGCAAGAAATCTTCCATCGAGAAGTCCCAGTTCCTATCAGCAGACAAGGTTTCTGACTCAGACATTGAGGCAGCATACGAAGTCTACAAGGCTGCTGCACTAGAGCAGGAGTTCAAGGGAAGCCTAGAGAATCACTTCTCAAGCCGCTTCTCACATGAGAGACAACATGAAGTTGCAAAGGCAGAGGCCGCAGCATACGATGCTCGTGGCCCTCTAGCAGACATTCAGAAGTCTCTAGCCGCTCTAACAGAGCGAATCGACAGTATCGGCTCAGTAGAGTCCGGTTCTACTATCGCAAAATCAGATAGCGCACTTCCAGCAATTGACGTACCTTCAACTGAAGAACTAGCAACAATGAGTTGGGAAGAGGTACATAACCTCGCAAACAGCACCTTTAGGAGTGATTAGAATGGCAAGAAATTACATACGCACAATAACAGACATGGAAAGATACTACTACGGAGCAGGTAACTCAATGGGTTACTCTTACTCCGGCAGTGAACTTTTGAAGGCGGATGCACCAATGCTCTCTTCATCGGCTGGCACATACAATGCAATCTACGGACGCAAGGTGTGGTCACAGATGAACCAAGAGTTCAACGCATTCTCCATACTACCAAAGCGTCCTTGGGACCGCTCTGGATGGCGAGTTCTAACTGACAAGCCTAACTCAGGCGCAGTGCACGGTGGAGTTGCAGAGAACGCAACCCTTCCAGACACAGTGAAGCCTACCTTCCAGCACGTGGCTGCAAAGCCAAAGACGATTGTGCACACCTTCGACATGTCGGAGACTGCAATCTTCCTTGCTGACAAGGACGACGGAATGGGCGACATTCGCTCAGTCCTGAAAGAGGAAATGGGCAAGCACCACGCAGAGATGGTCAACAAGATGCTTCTCACTGACGTGACCACAAAAGCGGATAACAACATCGAGTCAATCGACAGAGTTACTACTGCTGATAGCACAGTAATGACTTCAGGCACACACTACGACGCTGGAGACGAGGATATCTACTCCATCAACAGAAATGGAAGTGCAAACTCTTGGTCCTACGCTGAGGGTAACGGAGACACTGGGTCTACTAACCGAGTTCTAAGCCTAGACCATCTGGACGATTTATTCCAGAAGATTTGGGTCCGTGGTGGAAACCCCAAGGTCATTCTAACCAAGTACGACACTCTAATGAGGCTACAGCAACTACTACAGTCACAACAGAGGTTCATGGAAGAGAAGAGAGTCACCCCAACCCACAACGGTGTGAAGGGTGTTCCCGGTATGGAAGCAGGTTTCGTAGTAGCAACCTACAACGGAGTTCCAATCATACCTTCCAAAGACGTAGCAGCAGATGCACTCGGCAGGATGTATTTCCTAGATACCGATTACATGTACTTCAGCACGGCAATACCAACACAATACTACGAGAGTGGAATTGAGACTGGTGACCCATTCGCAATCAACAGACTAGGACAAGAGGGAATGTATAGGACCATGGGAGAACTATGGACAACTTTCTTCGGTGGACAAGGGAGCATTCGTGACCTTAAGTGAGTCATATGGTCTGGAGATAATGGAGGAATAAAAATGGCACACGTACAAACAACAGTAACAACGACATACCTAGACATACCAATGGCTGGAAACACAGGTGGAGCATTAGCAAATGTCCCTAACGCAGATGGCACAGTTGGAGCGAACACAGCGTGGTTAAGCGCAGGCGGAGCAGCATTTGCTCACGGAACAGCAGGATACCCCGGTACTCTGGATGCATTCGGAGCAGTCAACGAGCAGGGCACCAACAAACCAGTATCAGGCCTACGATTGATTTCGGTCAGTCTGACTGGTGACACTGGTACTTCACACACCTTCGATGTGAATGCTTTCAACAGCAATTACAGCAAGGTCTACGCAGTTCTGAGTCTAATCAACGACACAGATACCGACGAGTCCCTACTCGCAGCAGCAACAGTAGTTGCTCACGAATCAGGAACAGTCGCTTACACCACCGCTGGAAACACAGACGTAGTTCTACTAACGGCTATAGTAGGTTAAGGTGGTTCTAGTTGCCGTCCGTAACCTTTCTTGGTCCTGATTTCTGGAGAAACTCTCCTGACTCAGGCGCTGAGTTCAATAGGGCGGTACCTCAGACTAAGAGTCAAGAATGGGTAGACCTGTGGAGAAACAGTTTACCAGCATCACACTGGAGATTAGAGGGAGATGAACCCCTCACAGTGGATGCCGGTCAAGACGGACTACCAGATGATGGATGGCGAAGAGCCGACATCATAGACTGGGTCAGAAACAACGGCGGAACTGTTGGAAGAGTCTACCAAACTAAGACTCAACTACTAGCACAAGTCGATAGCCTTCTAAACCCGCCCGCACCTGAGCCGATTGTCGAGGAGACAGTCGAAGAGCCAGTTGTAGTGGAAGTGGTTGAAGAGGCAGTTGAAGAGGCAGTTGAAGAGGCAGTTGAAGAGGCAGTCGAGGAAACGGCAACAGAATCAAATATAATGGAGGAATAAGAAAATGGCACAAACACAAACAATAGATGCAAGACCCCACGTGATGGGTAACATGATGATGGTAACAGGAACATTCACCAATACAAGTACAGAGGCAGG